CATTTTTTGTGCAAATCCACTCGACTCGATAAGCGTTTGAGTATATTTCTTTAGAGTACCATCGGCTTTATCGGTAAGTGCAATGGCTGCCGAAACGGCTTCTGTTCCAAAGAGCTTTTTCATGTAGGCAGCTTTTACTGTGTTTCCCATATTTTTTGTTTTTTTATGGAGTTGACCCAACACGTTGACCATGCCCACAAAATTTCCTTTGCTATCTTTTAGCGTAAGCCCCAACTTTTCTACAACTTTTTGAGCCTCCTTGGGAGGTGAAGCCATACGCAAGTACATACTTCTAAGAGCCGTACCAGCTTCTCCACCTTTTATACCAATATCACCCAATTTCCCTGTAAGGGCTGTAACCGTTTGAATAGAATCGCCTAAAGATTGAGCAGGTGTTGCTGCATACTTTAGAGTATCGCCCATACTCTGTATGTCTATATTTGCAGAGGTGATGGCTTTTGCCATGACATCGGCAACCATTCCCATGTCATCTGCTTTTATCTTGAAGCCACTTAGCACGTTTGAGGCTATGTCTGAAGTGGTAGCCAAGTCCACAGCTCCTGCACTTGCTAGGTTGAGTACTCCTGCCATAGCTCCTACTGTCTCATTTGTCTTGAAACCAGCCATAGAGAGATACTGCATACCCTCTGCAACTTGTGTCGATGTAAAAGTAGTAGAACTTCCAAGTTTCAAAGCTGTAGACTCTAGCTTTTTAAAGTCGGTCTCTGTAGCCATGGTGATTGCTTTTACTCTTGCCATATCACTCTCAAACTCTACACCCATCTTGATGGGCATGGCTACAGCTCCTACTCGTGCCACGTTGCCCATCAAGTTGTTTTTGAAGTTGTCTCCTCTCTGTTTAGTCTGAGCTATTTTCATCTTTAAGTTGTTAATTCTTTGCACTGTACGTTCTATCTTTTTTACAGCAGAGTTTGTCTGTTCTGCTTCGCTCTTTGCTGACTTAAGTTTATCACGCAGGGTAAAGCGATTGTTGTTCATAACTTTTATGCGTTGTGTGGTCTGATTAATTTTAGCTTTTAACTCATCTATCTCTTTTTTACTTTTCGCTGTAGAAAGTTTTGCTTGTAGATCTATCTTTTTCTTTTTTAGCGTATCGATACGCTTACCCAAGGTATCAAGCTTTTTGGAAGTAGCCATTACGGTTGCATCTTCTGTAATGAGTTTTATTTTTCTATTTTGTAATTTTTCTATACGCTTTGCCACCGAACCGATGGAACTTCCAACTTTTCCAAGTTTGCTTACAAGAGAGCCGATATTGGCTCCAATAGCAATATTTAAACCAATTTTCTTCATTTTACTCTCTCCTAAAATCCATTTTAAGCCGTTTTGTAGGTGCTAGAGTACTCTAGCAAATAGAAAAGGGCTTATTTTGCGTTTAATTTATCTGCTATTTCAAAATAACGATTAAAGTCATAAACTCTCAAGCAAAAGAGGTCACCTAGAGAAAAGTGCAGGTGAAAACCTATAACAGCACTCTTCTCTATAAACTCCTCTCTTGCTATGAAGTCAAAGCCTCTAAAGCATCCTGCACTTTCACATAATCTTTATATGACATTAGTCCAAACTCTTCATCTGTTGCAGTGTCAAGCCCAGAGAGTACGCGTATGAGCTGATTTTGAGAGCTTATTGCAGAGCCAACATGACCCTCCAGCAGTTCCATATCTTTTACAAGAGGTTCTCTAAGAGCTATCTTCTCAACCTCTTTACCACCAAGCATGTACTTTCTACTAAAAGTTACAATTGTTTTATCACCCATCTTTATTACCCCTTACTCACAAAATTACGAGCCGTCTCCAGCACATCTGTTTTTCCGTCTGGCTTACAGACACCATTCATTTTATCTACCTCACACACACTCTTACCATTGATACGCTTCATAAAGTAATGAACTTTCATTTTTACAGAGTTCTTCGACTTTTCTCCACGTTTTGAGGCATCGCCCTCTATGGTGGTAATAGACCCTTTATGAATCCACTCTACACCTACATCATCTTTGCCCTGTTTTGCTGACTGCTTCGCGATGATGGTTGCATCGTTCAGTTTACCCATCGCACTATGCACTGCAACATTGTGTTCTCCCAGCGTGAACTCCATCTCCATTGCTTCCATGGCTCCATATACCAGCTCCATTTTTCCAGCTGGACTCGCCTCACTTTCTAATGTTGAAAGTTCTGGATTTGCTGGTGTAAACTCTGTAGCTACACCCAACAGCCCTAAGCCCTCCACAAACACGTTAATGTCTACAATCATCTCTTCATTACGTCGTACAGCCATCTTACACCTCCTCTAACATTTTATAAACTACTGAAGAGTAGCTATTTACTCGGTTGAAGTGAATGTTCACTCTTCTAATCTTCGGTGCTTCTTGGAAATCAAATACAAATTCAAATTCACCTGCTGCTATCATCTCTTTTGTTGTTTTAGCTTCATCTAAATAGATAGACCCACCAAGCAACAGCCCTGCACCTATCAAGCCATTTGAAAAGGCTTGAACCGAGTTTTTTATAACCGAAATCTCTGCTAAATCTTTGTCTATAGAGTTTGCTAGGTCTCTTCTAACTGTTTCACTCATCATGTCTACGATACGCACTGTAAGTGCATCTCTCCAAGTAGTATCAGCCGAACATGTTGCATCAGATGACCAAAAGCGAATACCTTGGTTTTTCACCACTGCCCAAACTTGTATCTCGGTCAGTGGGTCGGTCTCATCTAGTCCATCATGAAACTCTGTTGGGTTCTTGATGCTGTCCATCGGTACAGGTCTGTTTGAAAGAGACTTGAACCATCCATACTGCTCTGTTCCATCTAACATTGCACGAAAGAAAGTAGCAACGGTTCCTGCATCGTAGAACTCATTCACCTTTGTTGTTGTGTTAAACGTTCCAAGAGCCGATTTGATGAGACTCAGTCGTTCTGAACCAAAATTTGTTCTAAAAGTTGTTGCATCAGCAAGTATAGTTGCATCTATATCATAATAGCATCGAGCCTTAAATATAGTTGCTATTGCTATCATGCTCTTAGCTACTGTGATATCTTTTGGAAAGTCTGGCACGGTGATGATGTCGGGTTTCATGTCAAATTTTGCTCTACATTGCTTCAGATTATCTATAGCAGTTAAAATTTTAGCTTTTTGAGCAGCAGCATCTTTTAAAGGCTTAACGGTAGAGACAATAATAGGAACAGTTGTCTTAAATCGTCCCTCCCATAAATCTAAGTATTTCTTCCAGTTTCCATCAGGCTTTGTAACATTGTCCGTAAAATATTTAAGTGCTTTTTCTGGACTATCAAACTGCCAAAGTTTTTCCTCTAGAGATGCAATAAGTACTATTGCAACGGGAAACACCGATTTTATTTTTAAAAATTTTGGTGCGTCTGAACCACGTGTGGTGGTTAATCCTCTATTTCGTGACATCTATTCTCCTTATTATTTTATTTCCACGCTGCATTCAAAATCTCAATAATTTCGTCATGCGTTTTTGCAGTGCTAATCTTCACAATTTTAGCAGTTCCAACGCTAATATTTAGCGATACAGCATCCAAGCTACTCTCAAGCAATTCTGACTCTGCATAGCCATCATTTGCAAGTGCCTGAAGCTTAGTAATGGTTCGTTTTTCAATCTCGCCCAAGCTGTCGAGTTGTGCTTTTGTGGGCTTAATTAGCTTTGCTAGTAGTGCAATTGCTTTTGCATTACTAGCAGACGCTAGAACGTCCCTACGTCCATAACTCTCAGCTACTTTGTCGCCAATTTGCCATTGTGCTGTGTCGATTGCGATTTTTCTGAACTCTTCAACATCTGCTGGAATATTCCAGAATTCTGTGCCGTCTTCTAAAGTTGCAATTGGCTCTATTGCAGACACTAATCCTGCTGTTAGTAATAAATTAATTTTTTTCATCTTTAAGCTCCTATGTTATAATTAAATTTGAGGATATATTTTTAGCATTACCGTTTCCGTCTTTGATGATTCCTATCATTTTGCTAAAAATATCAATTGTTTCATTTTGCTCATTTTTATATGAAATACCTGACAACGCACTAGTGAAAACTAAGTGTCCACATCTATATACATTTGCAAAATTTGCATTTTCTCCAAAAATAATTCGCCCTGAATAATAACCTTGAAATGCGAAAGAAGTATTCCCACTTGCGTGTATTACATTGTCCTGCGAATTCAACAGATATCCATCTGTAAAGTTTATTAACTCTGCATCAACAGAATGGGAAGAGTAGTCAAAAATTATATTAACATTTGCATGACTCAGATTCATATATAAAAATGAATTCCAAACATTTGAAACAGGTAATCCTGTTTGGTTTTTCATTATAAGTGTAGGAAAACTTCCATTTTCAAGGGAAAAAGCTTTCATTCTAAGTGTTGTGTTATCCAATATGAAATGATGTGGTACTGCTGTATTTGCATATTCATACCACATCACTTCAATCTTATCTCTATACTCTATAGTTATATTTTTGTTAATTATCGTTATGTTTTTATTAAAGACATATTCTCCAATAATAATTATTTTTCCAATTCCTCCTATTGGAACAGTATTACACGCCATAACTAAAGTCTTAAATGCCGTTGCTGGAGTCTTCCCATCATTAGTATCACTTCCATTTATGTTATCTACGTAGGAATTTCTCTCCATTAACCCCAACGCACCAAGCATTGCATTCATTATTGTCTGTCTAAACTGAGCCACATTAGGCAAAGTACTCTTCACTAGATTACCATTTTCATCAATAAGGTCTACTTCTATATTTTGTGGTGTTCCACTAAAATAAAGCTTCTCAACATTCCTAGCCCAATTTGAGATAACTGTTTTCCAATTATTTATGTCTGTTATTAACTGTGTCCAATCCATTTACTTTACTCCAATCTTATTTTTTATCAAGCCGATTTCCTCGGCATTTTTCATAATCTCTAGGCTACTACTAATCGCAGTATGCACTATCATCGCATTTTGTTCTGTCACATCAGTCGGAATAAACTTGTAGTCCATTAACTCTTGCACGTTCGAGTACTTCACCTGCACATCTTCAATCTGCCTAAAGGTAGGAGGAATGGGGTATGGTGGTTTTGACACAGCAAAAAGTGTGCCGTCTTCTA